TTCTCTTTCCCACAATTCTTTAGAATAATACCTACCATTTCCGTTTTTAACTTCACAAGTAGCTAATATTCCCTCAACAATCATATTCCCGTTTTCTGCATTAACACTTTCGGTTAATACAGTTGGGGTATAGTTAATTGTATGAGTTTCTATTAATAGCTTTCTGCTCATGTTACACTTCTTCAGTAGTTTCTACCTCATCTACTACTCCTTTTTTAGCATATTTTGAACCACAAGATTTTTCATAGATTCTTTCCATTTTGGCTTTCTTTCTTTCTAAATCTTTGATTTCTCTCTGCATTTGTTTCATCTTAGATTTATCAATTAATTCACTTAAATTTTCATCTTCTTGAATTGAACTAACTCTATCTACTTTTTCTTGAATATGATCATGTAAGAAATCTAATTGAGCTTCCATTTTTACTTTTTCAGCTTCTTTTCCAATTTCTGCTAACTTAGCATCAATAGATTCTTTTTTAGGTTTTCTAGCTTTTTTGTCTTTACCTGCTTTTTTCATAGATTCTTCTTTATCCCCGTCACCATCAATATCCATAAAATCTGGTTTTGGAGCTTCATCCATTGGTAATTTTTTTTCTTCTTTTTCTTCAGCATACAATGATGAATGATATTGAGAACCTGCTTGGTCAGCTTGGAATTCATCTTCAGACATCATTTGTCTAATTGCATTGCCTGATTGTGCCGCTAATGAATTTGGATTTCCTGTGGTTACTACACCACCTAATCCTTCTTTTATTAATTTTTTAAATAATTCTTCTTTAATTGGTTTCATTTTTGTATCTGATTTTTTAAGTTTATCGCTATATCCGCTTCCACCATATGTTTTACCTGAATTTTCTTGTACTTCTGGTTCTGTGTATCCTATGCCTACACCAAATTGGCCTTCTTTTACATAATGTAATTCGTCTTTAGCTAAGTTTTTAATTACTTTTTCTTGTGCTTCTTCTAATGATAAACTAGGATCATTTTTACACTCATAATAAACACCATTCATCATTTCTTGGGCATTAACATTATTAATGTTATCTATTTTAGGAGAATAATCGTAATTACGTTTTTCAACATTTTCTACTGTACCATCAACTTTTTTAGCTTCCGCTTTAATTTTTTCATCTTGTTCCTTTGTATTAACTTTTTCTTCATCGTTAATAACGGGTTTTAATGATTTAGCTTTTTCCTCAGCTAAATAATCTTCAAATTTATTTTCCCAAGCCTGTTTGTTTGGGTTAAAGTCTTCTGATGTAAGTTGGTTTACAGGTTTTAAAGATACTATTTCTCCTAAACCTTCAGTAATTTTATTTTTGCTTTTTAAAATACTTGTAGCTTCCTTGTAAGAAGTAAGATTTGATAATAAATTAGGATATATCTTTTTTGCTTCCTTTAGAAATAAATCCTTACGGCCTTTACCTTCTTTAATTAAATTGAATTGTTCTTGTAATGTTTTCATAATTTATTTATCTAATAATATTTCAATATCTTTTATAAAGTCTCCAATAATATCTGTAGGTTTTACTACAGCAAAAGTATTGGGTTGTTCTCTATATGTTTTTATAGTTTCTATTTTACCCTGACGTAATAATTTTTTTACATTATTTAATCTACTTTCTAACTCATCAAAAGCCTCAATACGTTTTTGTTGATATTTTGATGCTTTGCTATCTTCCTCTTTTAATTTATAGTTATACATATTAATACAATTTTTTTACTTCAAGTCCTGATCCTTTTTGTACATAAGTACCATCTGAATTTTTAGGGACTAGTTTGTATTTAAATTGTTTTACATAAGCATTATCTTTAACTCCATCTTCTCCAGCAGCTGGACCTGGTCCTAATGTTGCTCCTACTCCTTCTTTAACTTCTTTATATCCTAATTCTTTATATGCTTTAATATTGGGTTTTTGACCTTTTAATCTAAAAGCATATGGGGTTAAATAAGCACCCGCCCCACCTGATGTAGATATTTCATCTACACCTCTAGCTTTTTCTAAAAAACTAATAGCTTGTTTAATATTTGGGTTATTGAATAAACCTTCTTGTTCTTTATTTTTAATTTGGTTAATAATATCCAATATATAATCTGCAAGGCCCGAAGAATTATTAATTTGATTATTAGCTTTAGCTAAATTTGCCTGAGTAATTGGTGCTTTAATATCTATTTCTTCATCTATATCCCCTTCATTAACTCTTTTATATGATTTAGGGTATTTTTTTCTAATATGAGTTCTATATTGGTTAAATACCTTACTAATTTGGTCAGCTAAATCATCAATTACAGTATCTTCCGTATCACGAGCTAATTGGGTTATAAATCTTCTTAATTCTTTAAACTCTTTAAAAGTAGAATCAATAGCTGGTACATTTTTAACATCCCAAGTTACAGCACCTGTTTCTGGGTCTAAATCTGTAATTGTGGTTTTAACACCTCCTCTTACGTCCGTATCACCTACATTAAAAGGTTCTTCTTTAAGTTTATATTTATAAGCCATTTGCTACTTTAATTTCATTTACTAGTTCATAATATTGTAATAAATCAACTAAATTATCATTATCTACCTTATCAGTTTTACTTAATTCTGTTAAAAACTTAGTAACTTCTGTAGTTTTAACTTTTGTAGCTTGGTCTTTTATATTTTTAGTTGTTTCAACTAAAGAAGTTTTTAATTCTTTTATTTTAGAATTATAGAAAGTTCTTAATCCAGGTGTTGAGTCTACAGAATTAATAAATTCTTTAAGTACCTGTTTTTGGTCATGACTTAAACCATCATACTTTTCATTGAATTTTTCTAATAGTATTCTATAAGTTAAGGATCTTACATCTTTATCGTAAGTAGCAAATTCTGCTAGTACTTCATCCTTTTTAGTCTTTTTTATTTTAGTCTTAGTTAAAAATTCTAATATTGTAATTTTACTAGCAATTAACTGGTCATTGTCAACTACACTTTTAGAATTAACACCTTCAATTAATGTATATAAGGCTGCTGTTTCTTTGTAGTTTTTAATTTGTGAACCGAAGAAAGTATTTAAGTCATAATGATTTTTAATTTCATTAATTAAATTGTACTTTTGCTTTCTTAAGGCGCTTCTATTAAATATTTTAGAATTATCTAGGGTAGTATTTAAATATAAGGCTGCTCTAGATTCGTTTAATACTTTAGACTTTGTAATTGTTTCATACAACTTATATTCACGACCTAATTCTGTTTTTACAAAGTAAGTCTTTAGTAAGTCAATAGCCTTAGATTCTTTTCCCGATAGGGTATCCGCAGTTATTTGTCTAACAAGCAATTCAAATAGTATACCCGTATTTTTATACTTTGAGTGTTTAATTTTCATCAAAAATATATTTATTTATAAATATTAAGATTTTAGTCGAGATTCATCAAGTAACGAAGAATCTGTTTTATCTTGTTCAAATATTAATTGTTTTTTGTCTAGACCCTTAAAGATATCCTTGTTTTTTAAATAAGTTATTTTAGGATTTTCAAATTCTGATAGTCTTGGTTTTAAAGGATCTCCATCATTTTTGTCTGTACCCTTCATGCTTTTAACTCCTAATGGATCTTTTCCAAAGTTATTACTTTGTTTTCCTCTATTAGTAATTCCATCTTTAGGGCGGCCTAATTCTGGTTCTTCCTCATTATAACCATCAGGCACATTCCCTGGGTCTGATACTGTTCTTCCTTTACCATATAATGAAGCTAAGTCGTGGGGTGTACCATATGATTTACCACTTTCTACAGGATCATTACCTTCAGCTAGTATTTGATCATTTCTAAATTTACGTTTAGAATCTTCACGAACTAAATCTCTATACTCATCATATTGGTCTTCACTGAAATGATATACGTTATGATAAATCCAATCAGATGGTACTAAACCTTGTTCTAATAAAGTTCCAGCTAATTCAGATTTTGATTTCATCAACTCAATTCTTTCCTGATCATAAATGATAGAAGGAGTTGTCATTGATAATTCAAAATTTGTTAAAGTTTCATCTTTATATCCTTGGGTATATAAATGGACTAATGCAATTTTTTGTAACTCTGAAAGTAAAATTCTTTGTATTCTATCAATAGTACGTGCAAATCTAATATCTTGTTGTGCTAATGTAGCTTTTCCTGCTTCTGCTTCTCCATACCCCATAAATGCTTTAGGTACTTTTAAGGCAGCAAATAATTTTTCTCTTAAATATTCAACATCAGCAATACCGTCATACTGTAAACCTGGTGTAGTATCAATTTTTGTAGCACTATCATTACCACGAACAGGGATATAAAAATCTTCAAGCATATTTTGCATATTATACTTCAAGTTATACTCTCCCGTTTTTTCATCCATCATTGGAGCACGTTTCATGTTATTAATAGTTTTCTGCATAAATGCTTCTACTTCAGCTGGAGGGATAGCTCCAACATTTACATAAAATACTCTTTTTTCAGGGGCACGAGCAATTCTATGAATTAACATCGCGTCTTCCATTAATGTATATTGTTTAAATATTTTTCTTGCTGGTTCAACATAAGATCTACCATATGGAAGATAATTTACATCACCCACCATTCTAAAATGAGCCATTTCATAATTATCATATACAATACCACCTCTATCGTCATTAACACCATTAGCTCCTGCTACGTTATAATAACCACTAGACGAACCACCAGAAAAACCTTCAGGGTTCCATTTAAATTTTACTTCAGATGGATTTTCTGGGTTTTGTCCTTCGATTCTTTCAATGTGGTATGCTGTATAAGGTATAACATTATAAACACCGAACTTTTCAGCAATTTCTAATTTTAAGAAAAAGTCTCCATATTTACACATTTGTCTAACCCACATCCACAAGTTAAACTCTACATTTAATACATCATAAAATAGATTATACAGTATTTTTTGGATATCCTCATTTGAACTTCTAATTTGAAGCACTTCACCCATATCATTTTTCAATGTTGATTCATCTGCTATAATATCAAGTGAAGATGCAATAATAGCATCTGTATCCATTACATCATATTCTGAATATAATTGGGTTCTTAAATATTGATAGTTTAAGTTAAATTGTGCCCCGTACAATGAAGTTGGAGCTGAGGAGTAGACTTTGTTAAATCTGTCTACTAGAGCATTTGTTTCATACTCTCCACTAGATTGGATATGACCCGAATCTATGGTTTTAATTTGATTACCCCCAACGTTTCGTATTACTACGTCGGTAGAAAATAATCTCCTTAATCTTGTAAATACACTTTTATCCGCCATTTAATATATAATTATTGTTTATAAATATGGTTATAATAACCAACTAATATCTTCTTTGCCACCCTTGTCATTATTTATACTGTATGGGTTTTTTACTTGTTGATTGTAACCACTACCATAACCCCCTTGATAAGGTGTTCTATTAACTGTCATATTACTTAATGACTGTTTTGTTAAATCAATTCCTCTTTGTTTAAATTTTAATGCTGTATCTCTAACATACATTCCCATCCCAAAGGCCATTACTAAATCATCATTATATCCAGTTTGTGCTTCTGCTCTTCCATTTTTCCAAATAAAAACTTTCATTTCTTCAATTAACCTTCTAGATTGGATTGTCACTCCTTTATCACTAATGTATTCTTGAAACTTACCTATAATCATAGGTCTTGTTTTAGATGACATAGTAAAACCTGCTACTTTTTTGGAATTATCTCCATATTGGTCAAAATACGAATTA